ATGCCTGAACAGCGAATTAAGAAATATGTGGAAGTCATCGCAGACTTCCTGCCGGACGGAACGCTCACACCGCAAACCGTCGTCTGGGATACCGGGCAGAGGTTCGACATCACAAATATCTCCGAGATACTGCCTCGAAAATACTCAAAGACAGGCGGTGTCGGTGTTCGGTATACCTGCCAGATAGGCCGGTGCAGCACCTACCTGTATTATGAGGTAGGGAAGTGGTTCGTGGAAGCAAAAGAAAATGCCGTGGACGAAAACCCCGCTTGAAAGAACAGGGAAGACACCACGGCAAAATTAGAAGGAGGAAGATAGCGGGTTAGTTTTCGACCTCATCATCGGCCTTGTTGAGAGCTTTAAGAGCACGCTTGAAAACGACAAGTTCCTTGTCGGTCAGAGCAGCGTTCACCAGCTGGGCGTAGAACTCGGGACGGGACAGTACTGGCTGGAAGGTTCTCGCATAGGTCTTGCCTGCACGAACGAAGCCGACGCTCTCGATGAACTTCTTGTCCATGAGGCTATTGAGAAATAGAAAAATCGAGCGCTCCTGCCAAGAGTTGCTTTCGTCCTTCTTGGCTTCTTCGATAATCTGCTGCCCGGTGAGCGGGTCTTTGCTGTTCCAGAGGATATCGAGGACGGACTCCTCAGCAGCAGTCAAATGATACGGATAAGTTTTCTTGTTCATTTTCATACACCAATTTTACTACTATATGGATAGGTTGTCATACTGCTTTCATTATATCAAACAATATAAATTCGTCAATATTGTTTTGGAAATTTAGCAATTTAGACATGGCAAGAAAATTTAACTAAAAAATGATACAACACGATAAAATTGAAAGCGGGGTGGGCAAATGGGTAAGTACACAGACAAGACTTGCTGCTTCACTGGGCACAGGATTATCCCTCCCGGAGAGGAATCTAAGATACTGATTCGGGTCCGGCATCGACTCATCCCGCTCATCCAGAGTGGCGTCACCTACTTTGGCGTGGGTGGAGCTTTAGGCTTCGATACGATGATGGCGGACCTGCTTTTAGAGCTCAAAAAGGAGAACTCCCGGATGCGGATTATCGAGGTGCTGCCGTTTGAGGGATACAGAGCCAAGTGGACACCCGAACAACAGCTGCATGCAAAGAACCTCGACCGACAGATGGATAAGATAGTTTATGTGTCCAAAGAGCCGAGCAGGGGCGCATATCTTGTGAGAGACCGACATCTGGTGGATGGCTCTCGCTACTGCATCTGCTACTGCAACAAGCCTACGGGCGGCACAGCGTTTACCGTAAAGTACGCTTTAGAGCGGGGATTAACCGTTTACAATGCCTCCTCTTTTGATGTGAACAGCCTTTTAAGGCATAAAACACTCGAGAATGGTTAATGACGCTTAAAAAACACATATTTTGCTCTCGAACATACAGCGAGATATGCTCGGTTTTTATAGATTTGTTGTGATTTTTGTGGAAATCGGCGCAAAATCAAGGGTAATATGATGTAACAATTAGCATTCGGCTAGGAAAACTTTGCGCAAAATATGTGCGGTGTTAGAAAAGGTTTATGTATCTTGCCAGTGTGATATTGCTATGTTACATTGACACGAAAACGGCGATGCAGCGCGATTGGGTCTGCACTGGCTTTTGCCAATATTACCCTAAGAACGGCAGTTTTTGAATTTTTACTCGAAAACAGCGTGACTGGCTCATAAAGTCGCGTTGACGGGGCAACAACAAAAAAGGAGGCGCGAAAAGCGTCTCCCTTGGTATTGAGATTCATGGGATGCAATTTACGGACCCATCCCGGATAGCATCTTCGATGTACGAAATCTGAGATTCAGCGAACGAGCGGCATACTCGCAGCTGATTGTCCAGCTGCTTTTTCGTGCATTTCTTCGAGGAAACCATCTGCTGATAGTCATAGGCAGGGGAGAGGTCTGGCTGGAACATGACATAGTTGAGCAGCTTCTGGCAGGATGCGAACAGGGCATTGACCTCTGCACACCGGGAATTATGCTCGGCCTTCAACCGTGTGCTCCATCGGCTTTTGCGGATGAGTTCCTTGCACTGCTTTAGAGCAGATAGACTGTATGTGGCTTTTTCCATGGGTGAACCTCTTTAAAAAGACCTTGATTTGTGTTGAAATCCAGCGAGTTACAGCGATGATGTGTAAGACAGCATATTACGGACTACATACCTGCAAAAATATCATTGTCATCGAGGTAGATGTAGGGCTTCTCCTGCTCCACGAAACCGTTGATAGAGATGAAACCAAGCTGTTTAATGCCGGGGTCGTTGACTCCTTCCATCCGCTGCGCCTCGCCATGAATCTCATCAATGGTCATCGGCTGAGCAGAGTATTTCGGCAGATAAACTGCATAGCCGTCTGCGAGTTCAACGGAGACAGGAAACTCTTTAATCTCGCAGCGAACGGCGGTATCGAGATAGTAGCTGCCGATGCTGCGGACACCGTTCATCCGCCCAGAACGGACTTGCAGGCTGAAATATTCCCGGCAGATATCCTCGAAGTGATGGGCAATAAAGTGAGTCAGAACGGGAGCTACATACTCATCATAGAAAGCCTCTGCGCCTAACACTTGCAATGCGCTTGAGTTCTTATACACAAATGCATAGTAGAACCGCAAAAGATTATCGTTGAGTTCGTAGGTCGCCTTCTTATTATCGTTAGGCTTATTGATAGGAATGCTGCGAGCAAGGATTTCGAGGTCTGTCAGGGTCTTTATCTGTTTAGCGAGGTTTCCGGTTTTCTTGACGCGCAACGCATCCTCGATTTCCGTATAGCGCTTCCTGTCGTTCCCAAGAGCAGAAAAGATTCGCTCGGAATTGACATTCAAGGAATTGTCCGAGAAGACCAGCTGGCTGGCATACAGGTACACGGGACTCATCGGATTAAGAATTGTGCTGATGATGTTATCTCGCAGAGTAGCAGCAGGATTCAGCGCCTGATTGATGAAGGGTGAGCCGCCGAAAACGGCATAATGAGCCACCTTGTCATAGGCACTCTTGTCCGGATAAAATTTGGCTGCATCCAGATAGTTCATTTCATCAAGTTTGATGGAGGTGGCAAAACGACCATATAGTGGATTCCTCTCTTGCAGAAGGTCCTTCATCATCCCGATATGCGAGCCAGCGAGAATGAGTTCGATATTTGAAAGGCGGTTGTCGATGATGCTCTGGAAAACAGAATCAACTACGCCGGAGTCGTTCATGGCATAAAGATGGGTGTACTCGTCAACAACGACTACCATCTTTTGGGTCAGGGTATTGAGGTAGGCAAATACATCTTGCAGGGAGCTAAAGGCAAGAGGCACGGGCAGAACCTTCACGCGAACCAGTTCCTGTACAAGACCGTTGATATTTTCTTGCATGGTCCCTTTCAGGCACTCGAAGTATACAGTCTGATAGGAGCATTGTTCGAGAGCTTTCAAAATGAGTGTGGTCTTACCGACCCGCCTCTTGCCATATACCATCACAGCCTTGCCGATATGTTCCTCCCGCAAGAGTGCAAGCTCTTCCTCTCGACCTACAAACATCTGCTGCACCTCTTTGTCATACTGAAATGAAATTCAGTGAAATGTTGTTCAGGAACATTATATCATTAGTGCGACAAAAAGGCAAGAATTGGCGAGAAAAGAAGAAGGACCAACGCGCCGCAAGCGATGGTCCTGCTTTTTATTGGCAGCAAACACCGCATAGCAAGAATTACATTGCCAGCAGCACAAGCGCAGTGACTACGGCAACAACAATGATAAGCAACAGAGGCCCGCAGCCAGAACCATTACCGCCACTGTTGTGATTCCCACCGCCGCCACCGGAACCGCCAAAGTTGCGGTCAAACGACTGTTTATAGTGGGCATAGCCAGTGTTGCCGCTGCCGAAATAGCCGTAATCGTTCGCCATAGTACACTACCTCATTCGCTATATTTGTCCTTGTTCCCTGCGAGAATATCCTCGCAAACGCCCTTGTACTCCGGCAGCATCTCCAAAAACGGAGCCCACCGCTGCTTAACCTCTTCTCGGCCTTCATCACCCAGATTGGAAACATCATCGCAATCCTCGTATTCTAGTACGACATCGGTCACAACTTCGCTGAATAGGCGGAAAGCTAAATCGTGCGCTGTGCGGAAACTGCAATAATCCTCGCATCGCTGCTTGTCGGAATTTATCGTCATGAGGACATACCCGATTTTCTCGGACCAGATAAGGTCTAAGTTGGGATGCCGGTGGATGTACCCGGAGAAAGCATCGGCAATACGGTCCATTTCGGGACTTCTCTGAATGTAGTTAGGCATCATGATGGCTGTCCTCCAAAATCGATATTTTTTGTATTTCGCTGGCACCAAGAACCGGGATATAGCGTCCCGGCTCGATGACGGCGAGATATGCGTCCTCGGCACCGTTTTGGGGGTAGAACTCGTCCACCACGCCTCGATGTGTGCTGTTATCGAGGTTTTGGGTCCACTGAATACGGGTGCCGCATACACAGCGGCTCATGGTTGCGATGATTTCGGTATTGGTCATATCTGTATTAGAATCCTTTCAATCTGCATAAAGGGGAAGGCGTCTGCTAAGTCTTGCGATGAGGGCCTGAGCAGATGCCTTTTTTGCACCCATCTCGATGCGCTCCATGCTGTTGGGCTTTGCTGTCTCAAACTTCTCAGCCAAATCATCCTCATATAGGCGCAGAGCCTCGCGGATTGTTTCGACATCAAACTGTTTTGTGGGGCCGAGGTCATAGTAGCTGTTACGTCCAGTAGGAATTTGAGGGATGTTCATGATGAGCGCTCCTTTCGAGAGAGTGGTATATCCTTGTCTTCCGTTCTGACATTCGTCCCTGAGGCTCAGGCAGAGGCATTCTTGCCCGGCATACCTTGCGGCAGATGGTGAAAACGGCGATAGTGTGTAAAATGGTGATTTTCAGACAGGCTTGGAGGCGCTTTGCTTTCTAGCCTGTCTTTATTATACTACTTTGTCTGTCCCATAATTTGGACTTCAACGAATAATTTATCAATTTTGATAAAATTGTCCATATTTCAAATCAAAGACAAATAGCACATCGAGTGCTGATTTGCAGGTGGCGGTTTACAAAGTCTCAGAAAAAATCTCCTTAAAGTATTGAAAAAGCTTCTTAATGTGAATCAATTCGAGGATTTTCACTCTGTTTTATTTATTGAGAGAAAAAATTTGAAATTTTGCTGGAAAATTTCTGATTTCTTGTTCTCTTATACAATAGAGGGCTAAATTTTAGACCTACTAATTTAAAAGGAGATTTTCAAAATGAAGATGGACAAGCAGGTACGAAAGTTTTTCAAAGGTGAGTTGGGGCAGGAAGCCCTCAAAGGCTTGAAACGCTATGGAGTGGAGGACCTGACCGCGTATGCACCGTGGCAGTTGAAGTTTTATGTGAGGAGTCCACTGCCGTGGCCGCAGTGCGTAGAGTTATTTAAGCAGTATGAGGAATACTGTGCCGAACATCGGTTTATGAGGTTCGATACTTGGTATGCGACTGTGGATGGGAACCCGGTTCGTGATGGCGGTGATGATTTTGACTACTCGACATATGATGACCCCTCAGAACAGTACATAAATTACTCGTGGGGCGAACCTCTGGATAATGTCGATTGCGAAGACGAGACAGTGGAGATTGACTGCTGATGCTGTCAATGGACGAAGTGAACAAAGATATGCGGCGTACATTGTGCAATAGGCGAAAACAAAAGAATAGAGCAGACTTTATTTGCAATTTTGCGACAGAAATTATACAATTAGATTATGTATAGTTCAGTGCAGTAAATCCTATAAGGAAACGAGTGTAAACAGCTTTTCGATATAGTGTTGCTGCTCCAAAGCTCCGGTAGTTATGCTTTTTACGGCGTCCCAATTCTCGTTGACAATACCAATCAGGTAGGAGAGTGCTTGCTGATATACACGAACTGTGTCGTCAAGGCTGACACTGCAGTTGACGATTCTGACTTTATAGCTGGATGTAATATTCAAAGCACTCACCTCCCTCAAAGTATTCTACAATTCTATTGTATGCAATTCACACGCGTACGCAATATTCGAATCGGAATGAGCAGGGAAACTGTATTTTTCGATATTTGACCCAAGAAACGAGCTAACCCCGCCTAAGCTTTGAAGCTATAGACGGGGCGTGCGCTCTTCATTTGTCATCAATTATGTAGACGAGAAGACCGAAAATGTCTTGGGGACATTGACATATCCTGACGACTACGATAAAATTTTCGGTGACGCAGAGGATACGCTGCGCGAAATGGGCGAAATCGACTGAGCCCAAAAAATGCACCTACAATGATTGAGGCAGGAGGTACAGGAAATGTCTGAACAGAATTTCAAAGCATTTGAACTTAAAGTGAAGCCGGACGAATACGGTAACCTCAACAAGCCTCTGCCCGATACGGTTCCGAAACCCAATGTCGGATGCGGTATTCGCAATGACGAGTGCTTCGGCCTGATTTTTGCCTGGATTGTGGCACCGGAAGAAGCGATGGACTACGATTCCGTTGAGGATACCGTCAAAGATGTGCGCTTGTCCCTGATGGAGAATATGGGTCTTTTGGAGTGCAAGAACGGGTTGACCGCGAAGGGGCACAAATACATCTACGCTATTCGGAAAATTCAGGAGACGGTGCAGGGCCTACCGAAACCGGAGGTATCGTATCTGTTGAACTTGAATGTGAATGTCGGCGAGGATGACTATTTTATCAATGGTAGTTTCACCGAGGAAGGCATGACCGGGGCGCGGGACAGCTTCGGATTTGCAATGTTCCAGAACGCCATAAAGGAGAAATCCCCAGAAAAGCATTTCACCACCAAGGAAATGATGAAGATGTTCTTTGAAGACCCATATGATTCCGAATACAGGGAAGGCTTTCTCATGAACTTCTCGGAACGCGATATATTCGATGAGCGATTCCCCGACCACCCGCTGAGCATTGCCAGAAAGTATGTGAAGTGGGTGCTCGAAAACAACTGATGCATCAGAGGTGCTACGGTGACATTCTATATTGAACCTATTAACCTTCGCCAATGGAACCTGTTCGACAAGGTCAAAGGACCCGGGCATGTGGAGCCGTTCCTTGCTACCCGTGACATGCAGATTGGGGACATCGTGATGCTGCATGTTGGCAAGCAGGACCCGGCGCATGAGAGCGGCATTTATGCCTATGGCACTGTTATCTACGGGCCCTATATCCTGACAGATAGCCCAGACGACTACTGCAACAATAAGCGAACCGTGGATATCCGCATCGACCGTATCGAGTATGAGAAACCCATACTGACGCATGAGCAATGCATGAGGTATACGGGTCAGTATCGTACCGTACACAGCATTGCGGATTCCTTTAACAGTAACCTGAAAATGGTACTTGGCATCGACTAAGATTTCTTTTTGGAAATTTTCGGCAAAAAAGTAAAGAAAGTTTTCAATTTCATCAAAAACCTAACAGGTACAAAAAGAGCGCTCACAAAAAAGTGGGCGCTTTTCTTGTCGGCATATAATCAATGGCTTGTGCCAAGGACTAAGAGTTAGCCATATGTACTGGGTACTATGCACAGTTTCGGGATATACCGCTTATGCAAAGGGGAGAACATTATCAGGAAGTTGTAAATTCTTCTGAAATTGACTCCAACAAATACATAATGTGATATAATATACTTACAAAACTATCCCTCAAAGTTAAAGGAGGTATATCATGAAAAGGAGAGTTAGTACAGCGAAAAGAATCGTTGCTGTAGCACTGGCTGCTACGGTTGCGGTTTCTTTGACCGGCTGCAAGAAAAGAAAAAATACCAACGATACGACGAGTTCGGATGTGACCACGAGCCAAAGTCAGGCTGCGGTTCCGGAAACACCAGAAGTAACTGCCACACCTGCACCGACCGCCACGCCTGCACCGACCGCCACGCCCGCTGAGAACACTGATAAGAAGGACAACACCACCAGCGAGCCGACTAAGACGGAGAAGCCGAGCACAGGCACTTCGACTTCCGGCGGGACTACCAAACCGGCAGCGACAAAAACACCAGCACCTGCTCCGGCAGCTACTCCGGCTCCTACCGCAAAGCCTCAGGTAAAATATACCTTCACGGTTCGCCGTCATGAAGCGACCTGCACCACGCAAGGCTACGATGAGCATATCTGCCATGAGTGGGGCGGCATGAACTACAATGACCGTTTTGTTCCGGCAAAGGGACATAGCTGGGATGGCGGTACAGTCACGAAGGCTGCTACTTATACCGAGACCGGTATCAAGACCTTCAAGTGCAAGGAATGCGATGAGACACGCACCGAGGAAATCCCGTCTCTCAACAAGACATATCATATCAAGAGCGTTGTTGCTCCGACCTGCACCGCTGAGGGGTATACCATCTACGAGTGCAACGAGGTCCCCGGTCTGACCTATAAGGGCGATTACAAGGCAACACTGCCGCACGCCTACGATGCCGGTAAGGTCACAAAGCCCGCTACCATCTATGAGAAGGGTGTTAAGACCTTTACCTGCACCTCCTGCGGTGCTACTTACACGGAAGATATCCCGATGGTCGAAAAGACCTGGCATAAGGGCAATACGGTAGCGCCTACCTGTACAGAGAAGGGTTATACCGTTTACATCTGCGACCAGGATTCCGCTCTGACCGAAAAACGCGATTATACGAATGCACTGGGGCATGCCTGGGATACCGGTACAGTCACAACAGCAGCGACCTGTACGACAGCTGGTGTTAAGACCTATACATGCACCCGTAATGGCTGCGCAGAGACTAAGACTGAGGAAATCGCGGCGCTGGGCCATAAGTGGGATGAAGGCACTGTAACAACGCCTGCTACCTGCGAAGCTGTCGGTGTAAAGACCTATAAGTGCCAGAATGCCGGCTGCACAGAGACCAAGACTGAGGAGATTGCGGCTCTGGGGCATAACTACGATGAGGGTGTTGTCACCAAAGCTCCTACCTGCACCGAGGACGGCGTCAAGACCTTTACCTGCAAGAATGATAAGAACCACACCTACACGGAAACTGTTCCTGCGACGGGACATGCTTGGGACGCAGGTGTTGTTACCAAGGAAGCGACTTACGAAGAGGATGGCGAGCGCACCTACACCTGCAAAAATGACAAGACCCATGTGCATAAGGAAGTAATTCCTGCATTGGGCTATACCTTCACCGAAACTGTCGTTCCTCCTACCTGCACAGAGGACGGCTACACGCTGCACACCTGCAACGAGAATCCCGCAAAGACGTACCAGGATACGCCTGTTGCTGCGCTGGGCCATCAGTACAAGGAAGTCACTACTCCCGCCACCTGTGGTGCTCTTGGCAGCGTAGACAATGTTTGTGAGCGCTGCAACGATAAGCAGCATGTGAAAGACCTGCCTGCCACTGGCGAGCATCAGTGGGATGAGGGCGTCATCACCAAGGAGCCCACTGCCACCGAGCCGGGCATCAAGACCTATACCTGCACCGTCTGCAACAAGACCAAGACCGAGAGCATTGCTAAGGTCCATGTCCACGATTACACGCGCCTTGGCGAAATCGTCGAAGGACCCTATTGCGAGACTGAAGGCAAGCGTTGGATGTACTGCAGCTACGAGGGGTGCAACGAAAGAGTGTTGAAGCCTGTGCCCGCTATCGGCTACCATGATTGGGACACCGAGCACACCGAATGCCTGAAAAAGGCTACCTGCACCGAAAAGGGCACCATGCTGATGCACTGTAAGCGCGATGCTTCCCATACCATGACCTACGACTACGGCGGTACTGGTCACGTCTGGGATGAAGGCGTCATCACTACTCCGCCTACTTATGACGAATACGGTGAAAAGACTCTGAATTGCAAGAACTGCGATGCGACCAAGACTGAAAAGGTCCTGCCCACCAAGTACACCTTCACCGTTACCGTTGTTCAGCCGACTTGCACCGAGGACGGCTACACGATGCACAAGTGCAATGAGGACGACAGCTTCTCTTACAAGGACAACATTGTACACGCCACCGGTCATCGTGCCGCGAAGCGTGTTATCGAGCCCACTTGTAAGGAAGAGGGTCGCACCGAAATATACTGCATCGTCTGCGGTGAAGTGAGCAGCACTTTCGATGTCACGCCCAAAAAAGACCATACTTGGGATGACGGTGTCGTAACTACTAAGCCCACGGCTGAAAAAGAGGGCGTCAAAACCTATACCTGCAAGGTTTGCAATGAAACGAAGACGGAGACCATCCCGCGCCTGAACAGCAGCGGCAAGTAAGTTGTAAGCTTACAAAAAGCACAAGAAACACAAAGAGGAGCGTCTGCTTTGGCGGACGCTCCTCTTGCTGTGTCGGAATACCGGATTGGTTGGTATCATTCTTCGGTTTTCTTTTTGAGCCACTGTCTGCGCACGAACGGCATAACATAGGTCTCATCCTCATGCAACTCGAAGCCGTAGCTTTCTGCAATTTTCAGAGACCGTTCGCTCGCTTTTTGTCCGGCAGCATGTCCACGAGGTATTCGTTCAGAACGGTGGCTAAAGAGAGCACGTTATTGGTATACAGTTGGCACTCCCGACTCAGGGCTGGTGTAATAGCCATGTATACTCCTTAAAATGTTAGGTGCTCTAAGCAAAGCTGTGCTACGGGCAGAATTTTATGCGCTGTATCGTTGCGCAGGTATTTAGGATTAAGGTACCTGAGCCCGAACCGGACCCGGTCAAGCGCATCGGCATCTTTGAGAATCGTATACAGCAGCCAGATGCGGTCAATGTTCGGCAGAGAAAGGGCCTCCAAATCTCTGCGAGCGACAGCATCATCGAGGCAATGATACTCGATGAGAAATCCAGTACCGGGATTTTCGGGTTTGCGGTCAGCAGCATAAATATCGCGGGATGCCTTGCCATGGCTATCGTCAACGTAATCGTTCGTACGGCCGATGTCGTGGTAAATGACAGCATCCATCAGCATCTGCGTTTCTTCTTCGGAAAGCATAATGCCATCCATCTCAACGAGAAGCAGCGCGTTGAATAGTACACGCAGCGTGTGTAGGGCATCGTGCCCGGACTCATTTGCATCGAGTTTGCCATGAACTGCATACAGATGCCGAATCTCTTCGCGGCCGGCTTGGTACAGGGGCATGATTTCGAGAATTTCTTCTTCGACAGATTCTAAGCCATACAGAGTATCGACTTTTACAGATTTCACGGCAGACGGCAAAATGACAACTTCAGCCTCATTTCTTTCGGGGAAGAACTCAATGATATCATCCTTCGATACCTCTGCCGATACGATAGTGCTGTCTTCAGCGCTCGGCAACCTGCAGGCAAAGAAACAAGCTGCTTTGTAGCTGACCGTCCACGAGAAAGACTGCGTATACGGCGTTGATTTGCTGCCCTCTCCGCGATAAACGGTAATTGTATCCGGGAACTTCCGAAGCTTTTCAGCAGTTTTCTTCTTCTGCTCCTCAGATTTACCGGATAGGACTTTGCGTATATCGGCTTCGTTTAGATTCTTGAACCCATAATCGGTCAATTTGTAATAATCCATAAAGAGGTCGTACAGTTCCGTTGAGGGCTCTGCGTTCTTGATATACTGCGAGAGCACCGAAACCCTGAAACTGTCTTCGAGAGAAAAGAGATACGACCGAATCCGCTTGACATTCCCCTCAGAAATTGCTTTTGCTATCGAGAGAATCCGATTTTGAAATGCTTCATCCGATTCGTTTGCAACAGATAGGCGCTTGTCGCCGTAAATCTGAAGATTCAAGACAATAGGGATGGTAGGATTTTGAGGCTCGCAATAATAGAGCGAGGACAGGATGTTGTAGGAGGCATAAATGTTCTCAACGGGAAGAAGCGGGTATTTCTCCTGAAATTCCCCGGCAGTCATGCCAACGGTATAGCCCTTCTTCTTGAATTTGGCGAAATCCTTTTTGGTTTTCACTTCCGATAACGGTAGCAGATTATTGAGGTTTGCCCGGTTGGTATTAACGAGAATGTCTCCGATAGTCATGAGTTTGGCGCAGGAAACCCGCGACTTTAGTCGTGGGAGGAATGCGCCCTTAGCTCCTTTCCGTGATATAATTTGTCGCTGCTTCCAGCAACATTTAAAGCACGGACTTGCCGGAGCAAGCCCGCGACTTTAGTCGTGGGTTATTGACGTGTGTATCTCCGCTCTGGACGAATTTATTTGCTTTAATTATACCACATTGCGGGTGCTTTTTCCATACAGGAAAGGCAAAGGGCAAACTGCAAATGAGTTGAGGGATTTGGTGCATCTCATTCCCAAAAAGTTGGAAATACGGACACTTTTAGGAATTGAGTTACAGAAAGTACGGACAAAAACTGCATCTCCTCCGAAAATTGCGTAGCTGCCGGAACTCAGGGGCGCGGGGAAAGTCAAAGCGTAGCTGCCGATGCGTAGCTGCGTACAAAATGAGCCTGATTTTGAGAAAAACCTTGCAAAAAAGTGCGATTTGTGGTATAATACATTATAAAAGGCAGGAGGTATAGACTCGACGGTGCCATCGATGATGGCCTTGTAAGCCGGTGCGGAGTAGACACCAAAACCTTCGACCCGTCACTGACGGTTGCGGCACTTAGATGTGCTGCGCTGCAGAGATGCAGCTTCCTTCTTTCAACATGAGAACCCCTTGTCCCGGTCATCGGAGCAAGGGGATTTCTTTTTACTTTTTTACTTTTTTGCTTGCGTGTTTGTGCGAATCGCATAGAATAAGAATTGTACAAGCGGAAATGGGTCCGGCGGGTTCTCGAACCTCTTTCTCTTTCCCGCTGGATAGAAAACCTTCCTTTCTGAGTGTGATTTTTTGCATATGCCATTATGTCTGCCCGCTTGTACATCCTATCCTGCCGGTCACCGCCTTTGGCTGGCAGTTTTTAACCGTGGCTGCGTATTTGTAGTCACGGTTTTTCTTTTGAGCAATTTCTCAGGCTTTGCCGCTTTACGGACAACAGCCTTCGCAAGCGAGCGGCGGGTTGCTCCGGCCCCGCATTTTTTATTATTTATCAGATTGCGCCGTAAAACCACTTGTTTTAGCTATGGGGATATAAGGCGCAGTGAAACTTAAGCTGTAACGCCGTCAAACAGTATATCGAAAATCAAAAAACTTCTCAACGGCAAAAGGATAAAATGGGATGACATTTCAAAAGGGTGTAAAATTTAGAATCTACCCAAACCGGGAGCAGCGCAATCTGATTGACCGCACTCTCGGTTGCAGCAGACTCATTTACAATAAAGGTCTTGCCATGCGGGAGGACGCTTTCAAAGGTGGGGAAAAGTGCGGCTACAAGCAAACTTCTGCTATGCTGACAGCGCTCAAGCAGGATGTGAACTACGCGTTTCTCAAAGAGGTGGATTCCATTGCTTTGCAGCAAGCGCTGCGAAACCTTGATGCCGGATACACAAACTTTTTCGAGCATAGAGCTGCACATCCAAAATTCAAAAGCAAAAAAAGCGCCAAACAATCATACCGCACACTCAATATTGGTAACGGTATACGCATTTCTAATAAGCGCATTCGCTTACCGAAAATCGGTTGGGTAAAAGTGCATCAGTCTATGGAGATTGGTGCGATTCACAACGCAACAGTGGTACGCACAGCCACCGGTAAATATTTCGTGGTTCTTAATGTAGAATATGACCCTCAGCCTATGCCAAACAACGGTTGTGTAGTAGGCATTGATGTTGGACTCAAAGAATTCTATTCCGACAGTAAAGGTGCTGTGGTTAATAACCCCAAATACTTGGAGAAGAATGCCAAAAAACTTGCTCGCGAACAGCGGCGTTTGGCTCGCAAACAGAAAGGCTCACATAATCGTGAAAAGCAGCGTATAAGAGTCGCTGCCGCCCACGAAAAGATTGCTAATCAACGAAACGATTTTCTTCAAAAACAGTCTACTATGCTGGTGCGTGAAAATCAAACCATCTGCATCGAAGACCTTAATGTAAAGGGAATGCTTCGTAATCATAAACTTGCAAGAGCTATTTCCAGTGTTTCGTGGTCGTCTTTCTTTAGCATGCTGGAGTACAAAGCCTATTGGTACGGTTGTACAGTAATTCGTGTACCTACATTCTATCCAAGCAGCCAGACTTGTTCCTGCTGCGGATACCAGAACAAAGAGGTTAAGAACATTGGCATCCGGAAATGGGAATGCCCGTCTTGCCACACGGTTCACGACCGCGACAAAAACGCTGCCGTTAATATTTTGCGTAAAGGGCTTGAGCAAAAGTCCGCTTGAAAAATACATACCGTACCGTGGGACACACGGGAAGTAACGCCTGTCTGACATCGTGTAAGACGCAACAACCTCGGTTGCTGTGCAGTGGTGGTTGATGCAGGAATCCCCCTGCTTTAGCCGTGGGGAGAATGTCAAACCGTGGCTACGTGTTCGTGGTCATGATTTTTCTTTTGAGCAATTTCTCAGGCTTTGCCGCTTTACGGACAACAGCCTTCACAAGCGAGCGGCGGATTGCTCCGGCCCCGCATTTTTTATTATTTATGCATACGAAAGGGAAATGCATGTATACGTTCTATATCATGAGGTTTTTTAAAAAAACACATATCTCTGTTTATGAAGGAAGTTTAAAAGGACTTTGTAAAATGATAGAATTGATTTTAGGGAAAAAGCTGGAGCCAAATCATCTTCAAAAAACACTAGAAAGAACAAATGTAAGCCGATTGGGTCTACAATATATAAAAAAAAATAGAAATGAAATATTGTTGATTTATACCGAATGAGGTTTGATATATGTTTGTATGCCCTATGGTTCGTTGTGTGATGAATGCAGCAAGCGCCTTACCGAACAGATTTACGGCAAGTACGAAACACCTTGATTTTCTACGATATCCAATGGCCCCCGAAGAAATTCGACGAAAAATGCACAACTAAAAATCGCCCTCGACCTGTCCATGGGTCGAGAGCGATTTAACTGTCAGGAAAACTGTAAGGTCGCAGGGCGGGGAGTTATGCCCAGGGGTCAGCTACCTGCGGAATACGGATGCCGGTCAAAAGCTGCTGCTCCCACAAAAACCACTGCCCTGTGGATGGTTTGTTGCGTAGCTTTAGAGGGCGCGGGCTGTCAGCGCCGCTGCAAGCCACATATAAGGTCAGGTACCCGTCAACAAACTGCGTCCGGCTGTAAGTGTTTTCCGAAACGGTGACTCGGTACGGCTGCACAGGTGTGTAGTTGTTTTCTGGTGTGGAACCGACAAGGTAGGAACGCATCAGGTATTCCTTGCCGCGAAAACGGTCGCGGATAAACTGTTTGTCGATGCCGTTCAAGGGGCGCGGGCCGCGCAGGAAATCCAGCATTTTCTCGGTTTCGGCAGGGTTTTCCGGGTACAGCGCCAGCGCCGCCACTGTCAGAGCGGCCACTTCCTCCGGCACAGTCAGCGCAGCCTGGGGCATAGCCTTCAGCTCGTCCAAGGTCTTGGGAAGGCTGTTCAACGTGATTTCACTCATCTGGGGACCTCCTGTTCATCATGGTTTTCGGGCTATACATTTTTGCCTGTCACGCCTCGCGTGTCAGGCAAACGAATGCCTCCACATGAAACATAGGTGTAGCGTATGCTTGTCGGTGTTTTCACAATTAGCAAGATTACTGCGGGAACTGCTCACTGCACCTATTGCCGTGAACCAGCTTTTCGATATAGCGTCGTTGCTCCAAACCTTCGGTAGTTATGCTTCTTACAGCATCCCAATTGTCGTTGACAATACCAATCAGGTAGGAGAGTGCTGGCTGGTATATACGAACCGTATCATCAAGGCTGACACTGCATCTGACAGTTCTTACTTGATAGCTGGAAGTAATTTGCAAAGCACCCACCTCCTTTACAACGACATTTTATTGTGTTGTTATTATAGCACAAATACAATTAGTTGCAAAGGTTGTAATAATTTGAAAAATAACCCAAAACGCGAGGATTTTATGCAACCAATAATCAAAACTAACGCCTGGTATACACTGGTGACAGGCAAAAGCGAGGTCATCAACGCATCGTGGTGCAAGCAGCAGCTTGCCAGGATTCTGAAGAAAAGTACCGATGCAATCATCCTGTTCGATGTTACCGGCAGCTATGCAACGCTTGTTTTAGACCACGACAGGCTCATCCCCGGACAAGTACCGATGGCGGTCAAGCAATATAAATCCACTCCTGAAGGCTTTGTCCTTGCACATACCGTTAAGGTTGATGTCGAGAATGCGCAGGAACCCCGGCTTCTGGTTTTCGATGTTAGCCGCGTGATGGTGGTCTCGTGGAAGAAAGGCATTGCCGCTATTACGAAAATTCTGAAAGTCTGGATGATGTGTTGCGAACCGCAAGCAGGACCAATCTGGCTGTTCCTGAACATCGACCCGTATGGTTTCGAGTTATCGGATAGCGAGAGCTGGGAATGCTTAGAGCGCATTGTAAAGGACAAGGAATTCAAGGTAAAACCTGTCTTCCTCACTAAGGGTAAGACTGAGCGAGAAATCAATGAACGCCTGCACATCAAGGCGTAACGGCGGATGAATCCGCTAACTGTCTTTTCAAAGCGGCCTCCACGGGGCGGACAGTGGGCAACAGCTTTTACTGGCGAACAGCTTTCAAGTAAAAAATCAATATATCATAAATTACGGAGGAAATACTATGACTAACGAGCAGCTGAGAATCGCATTGGTTGCAAACGCCGTTACCCGTTCGAACCGTATCGGTTTCGACTTTCAGGACCCGGCAGGCAAGACTCTTGACGAGTACACGAAAGAAGCCATGATGCAGTGTGTCCGTGTTGCGCAGAAGATGCGTCAGCCGGGCCTTGATAAGGAGCTGGCGGGACAGGTTTTCCCCATCTACACTATCGGGAACTGGGCGCGGGAAAAGGTCGTCTATGACTTCGACAAGGATTTTCAGGAACTGCTGATGGATACGGACGATATCGTCATCCACCACGAGATTCTCGAACGCCTCGCATTCAAGGACTTCTATCTGCCGCTGTATGACAGCAAGGATTACTGCGGTATGTTCGTACATATCGAGTTCGAGCCCAAGACCAAGGATACGTTTATCGGCATCGTGCTGGTCGGTGGCGTTGCGAATGAGAAGGAGAACTATGCGTTCCTGTCTCTGCCTGCCTGGATTAAGGAGGGGCAGACGCTGACGGAAGCAACTCGGAGCACAAAGCAGTATATTGAGAAAGCTGCGAATCAGCGCTCTACCACCGATGTGGCGGTCCCCGATACGATGGAGGAGATTCCTCCCGTCTACAACGAGGGCACGCCGTATGTTCGCCTTGCGATGCTCTGCGCCTACTACCTCGCGAGCAAGGGCTCTGATGTACACCTCAATCCTATCAAGAAAGAGGACCGTCAGCCGTTTATGTTCAAGGGCAAGGCACAGAGGGTCAATGTCAAGGTCTTTACGGTAGGAGACCATGTGGCAGAGAAGTACAAGAATGAGGGGGACGGGAAAGCACCGCGCTGGCGTCACTACTGGGGCGGGAACGGCCGCGAACGCCGTGAGTGCAAGTTCTCGTTCTGATGAATCTACGGGGTGACAGCATGGATATAGTCAATATCTGTACGGCGGGACTGATGCTGTCGTCGGCTGTGCTGTTTGCGGGGAACGCTGTGTACGATTACAAGTTCGGTAAGAAAACGACGGCGGCTATCCGGCAATTTGAGAGCGGGAAGCCGTCTTCTATCATCGTCGATGTGTTGAATCAGACTCTTCTCGTAATCGCGATTTGTACCGGAATTGCGTTTGTTTTCGAGGAACTTGCCTTACATCTTCAAGACATCGAAAATGTGCAGGCACAGTACATGGTGCAGTTCAGCCTTAATGTCTTTATACTGGTCGGCGTTCAGGCTATGATGTCCATCGCGTTCCTTCTTACTGCGTCCATCGTGGCAATGTTCGGGCTCAAGCGGAGAGGGCTGACGAAGTTCAGCATCATGACATACCTATGCAAAATCGCAGAAAACCTCGCGGGCGTGTATGTGCTTGTCAAACTGGCTGTCAGTTACTTGCAAGCAATATAATATCACCTATAATCGAATAAAATCATAACATTGGCTGTGCAGGATAGGTCTTGCCGCCCACAGAAAAAGGAGAACACCATGAGCACTGAGTTGGTCGCCATTGAGCGCATCACGATTCGCAAAGGGGACAGCAACGCGGATGATATCCGCAGCTGCCTCGCACATTACATGCTTCAATTCATCAATTCCGCCAGCATCGAATCCTTATCGATGCATAAGCTGAGCATCAAGGTCGATGGCAAGACGGTATTGTTTGTTCAGGATAAGACCGGCGGCGTGGGTCTGAAAGGTCTTGATACCGACTGGCAGCACACGCCGGAAATGTCCGCAATCCTTGACCGGCTGGTGACGGATGTGGATGTTGAGGTGTTCCTGTCCTATGAGATGATTCACTTTTTCAGCACCGAGAACTTCTACGGCTACAATTTCTGGAGCGAGGTGCTGCAGGAATACGGCTGCGAGGCGGTTCGCTACAAGGGCCTCGAATACTACGATGTGGAGAGCAATGTTGTCATGCTGTCCTTTGACGGCAAGGAACTCTGCGACAACCCCGACTATGTGCCGGAATCGGCGGTCAATGACATCCACAAGTGGTTCTGCTACACCTTCGAGATGTCGCTTGAACCTGATACGCCGTTCACTGCCGCACAGGTAGATAAGATGCTCGCTGCCATCGAGTCCGTGCATGGTGTCTTTGGTCGAGAAGAGGACGATGTTGCGGATGTGGGGGAGGATTACCTGTCCATCTGCACCGGCGTGACGCTGACCGACAAGGAGGTCCCGGCGTTTGCTGCGTTCCTGCAGGCAATGTCGGATGTCGCCAAAGAACTCGACACCACGCTCGACTATACCGCTGAGTTCACCCCGGCAGAGATGGAAACCTTTGCAGCCATGATTATGGATGACGACAATGGCAAAATCGTGCCGAGATATTATCGCTACTGATATGCAAAGCCTCACCAGTCATTGGTGGGGCTCTTTTTTGTATGGGAGGGGGAAACAATGATTTCTAAAGAACTTTTTTGCAAGACGATTGCTGACATTCAAGAAGACGTGGCAAGGATTCCCCCTCATTCATGTGGGGGAGGAATTGCCACACATTTCAGGTTGCACAAACGTGCGAGCCGCATAAAATTAAGGTATAAGGTGGTGACAAGCAATGGCTGTTGTAAAGCTAAATCGCGCAATACAATATAGAGCATACCCCACGGAAGCGCAAGCAGTGTTGCTTGCCAAGACCTTTGGTTGTGTTCGCTTTGTGTGGAACCGTATGCTTATGGACGCACAGCAGTTTCTTAACGAAGCAGGAACGTTTTTTGTTCCCACGCCCGCTAAGTACAAAAAGGAGTTTCCGTTTCTTAAAGAAGTAGATAGCGGTGCTTTGTGCAACACACAGCTTGATTTGCAAGATGCCAATGACCACCATTTGGAAAGTCCTAAAACCGTTGGTGCTCCCAGACTTAAAAGTAAGCGCAAGAGCAAGATGTCTTATACAACGAACATTCATTCGTACAAAACAAAAGACGGTAGTGTCGTACATACCCTTGCGCTTGGTTATGAAGCGATAAAACTGCCCAAAATCGGGTGGGTGAAAATCAAGAAGCACCGCCAACCGGGTGCTGACTGGATACTGAAAGGTGCTACTGTCAGCTGTACTCGCAGCGGTAAATATTTCATTTCGCTGTTATATGAATTCGAGAAAGATATTCAGTCTGTTGTTCCTACTAAAGAGAAATCTCTTGGCTTGGATTATTCTTCTCATGACTTTTACGTTGACAGCAACGGCGAAGTTGCCAATTATCCGCGATTCTATCGTCAGAGTGAAGAGAAAATTGCAAAAGAGCAGCGCAAACTGTCTCGTATGAAAGTAGGCTCTAAAAACTATAACGAACAACTACATAAAGTTCAGCTTCTGCATGAACATATAACCAATCAGCGCAAGAATTTCTGCCATACGGTAAGTGCCGCGATAGCCAAGCGGTATGATGCCGTATTCGTGGAAGACATCAACCTGCGCGGCTTGGCTGGTTCTCTGAAGCTTGGTAAATCCACAAATGATAACGGCTTCGGTATGTTCCGCACAATGCTTGAGTATAAGCTTACATCGCAAGGAAAGACCTTTGCCAAAATCGATAAGTGGTATCCGTCCAGCAAAACCTGCAGCGTTTGTGGTTTCATAAAAGACGACCTCACGCTTGCTGACC